GGGCGCCGTGCCGAATTGCTCAGGAAGGCCGGCGCCCGACAGGGTGAAGTCAGTGCCTAGAGCAAGTGGTGTGTTTGTTTGCAGAACTGGGTCGATCAGATATGCGGAAATGTCCGAGTTCTCAAAGAACCGGAAAGGCAGATCCCATACGGTGGTTACACCGTTCCCGTAAAACGTTTCGACGTTGGTCTGGCTACTTACCGTCATGGGTATGGCTCCTTAATCTTTCTTTGGTGGTGGGCCGAACAGAACCGATTTTGCGATGGTGTAGGCGTCGCCGTCTAACTCGCCTTCATCGACCTTGAAGAATGTTCGTGTTGCTCGGTTTATCTGTGAGGATGGAAGCCCGAGAAGCATACCTGTTGCGGTCGTCATGTTGGTCACCAGAGCCTCGGACTTGCTCGAGTTTGTGGCCTTGACGAGCGCGTCGATGCCGCCGCCGATTGGTGAGGCTCCGCCATATCCGAAGTCGCTGAAGAAACCCTGTGCTGCATCCCGCGCCAGCGGTACGCCGTTAGTTACGCTGAGCAACGTCTGAATCGCGATGTATTCCGGCCATGTGTCGCCCATCTTGTCCTTCTTGCGATCGTCATCATCGCCTTCTGGCAAAGCCCCTTTGATCGCGCCGGCCAGTATTGCCGGGACGATGTTCAGGTAAACAAAACGCTCAAGCGCCACCAGCGTCTGCTGCGCACTCTTATCGCGGATGGCCTGCGCGCCGCTGCGGGCGATGTCCACGTTGCGGTTCCACAGTAATGATGCGTAGCCGTAAACCAGCAAGAAGAACTTGGCCAGTTCGTTCTGCTGGATCGGAGCCAAGTCCTTTGCCCCGCCAGCCATCTGAGTCAGGCGTACAGCGCGATCGGCAGCATCAATCGCATCCTTGCCGCCGTTGCCGGACGTAACGCCACCTTCAGCCTCGTAGGCAGCCATCCAAACCGGTGTGTCGACGACGCTCTGCATCATGGTCATGGGCACGAATGCCCAGCGTTTGATCGCATCGTGCCCATTTTTCACTGAATTAAGCGCGGTGCCGATCCTTCCTTCGCCAACGCGGATGATGCGGTTGGTGGCCTGGCGAATCGACGGGTCAAGGTTGATTGCCCGGTTCCGCATTTCTCCGGAAAGGTCCATCACCTCGGCGCGGGTCTTGATCGGGTTCATTGAGAACTTGGCAATGGCTCGCATGTAGTGCTTGCGCTGGCCTTTCTGCGCGAAGTACTCCAGCGCCTGCGACGCGCCGCCGATCTGGTTGAACATCGTGGTCACGCTGTAGCCCATCCAGGCGATCGAGGCGTTACCGCGCAGAGCTGACATGGTGCGGCGGAAGATCCCGGCGCCGAGTGCGCTGCCAGGCGACAGGTCGTTGGTGATGCCGTCGAGGATGTTGACGAACTGCTGCGCCTGGAATCGGCCCATGCGTTCGTTCATCACCTGCCGAACGGTTGGCGCAGTGATCAGTTTGCGGGCATCGGCGATGGCCACGCGGTGCGTAAGGTCGTGGATGACGCCGCTGAGGTGGTTGGCGATCACTGTCACGTCCAGCACCACCGGTGCCGAGAATCCATCGACCCTAGCTTTGGTGTGGCCGCGCGGCGTGGTTGCCCGTGCGCCGCCCTGCTCATTCAGCGGTGACAACTCGCCAAGGTTGGCTTGCACTTGAGAGTATTCAGGCGACAGGAAGTCGTAGACCAGCGGCCAATAACCACCTTGCACGACGCCGAACGGGGTGTTGATCGGGATGCCTTCGACCTTTTCGGGCGCGATGCCGTTGACCTGCTTTTCCAGCGCGACGATATCAGGCCACAAGGAATTGACGATCTCCCACAGGTCATTGACATAGCGCCAGTCGGATTCGGTCATGTGGCTCAGGATCTCGGCGTGGGCTGCGTCGGTCCAGCCGTTGCCGTCCAGCATCTTTTTCAAGTTGCCGGCGTTTCCGCTGTTCAGCGCCACAGCCAGGATGCCGTTGTAGTCCAGCGACTTGCCGAGGTTTTCGATCTTAACCTTCTGGCCGGCTCGCCCCCCGGCATCGGCGAACCATTTGTCCGTTGCGTTCATGATCTTCTCAGTGATCGCCCGGTTCAGGTCGTCTCGGCGCGCCTGTGCGTCTGCGAGTGGCTGCCACCAGATTTGCGACCACGGCCCATTCGGGTCACCACCGTCGGCCTGCTCGATGATCTGCTCGAGCTTCATCAGCGAGCTGTTCGCTTCAGACAGCCAGTCACCCATTGCCTCTGGCAGTGTGCGGCTGGAATCGTTGAGTGGCAGCGGCTTGCCCTTGTTCAGGTTCTGCACCATGGCGCCGATCAGCAGGTCTTGCGCCTCTTTCTGATCCTTGACGCGTGCGTTCGCCTGCAATTTGCCCTTGAGGCTGGCCAGGTGGTTCAGGTGAGCAACGAACTCGTCCAGTTCCTGCAACTGCGACAGGCTCAGCTCCTTGTAATTGGTCTTGCCCATGGTGTTCAGCACGAACTCTGGCACGTATGGATCGTTTCCGGCCGCGACCTGATCGTTGTACCACTGGCCGAAAGACTTCGCTTTGTCCAGCTGGCGCAGGCTCACGGTGCGGAATTCGTATTGCTCCATCACCGCGTCGATCTGGTCCAGATAGTCGCCACCGGCCTTGCCGATCCGCTGACGCTTGCTGGTCTTGTTGTAGCCGTTCAGTCGATCGGTGATGGTTTCGACTTGTGCCTTGGCTTTCACCGCCTCGCGGTACAGGTAGAAGTTCAGCAACTGGCGCTGTTTCGCCTCGTACGCCGTCTCTAGATCGCCTTTTGTGAATGCGTCGAACGATTCCCGGGATGCTTTCGCCTCGGCGCGCTGGTATTCAATCGGCTGGATGTCACGCACCTTGCGTTCGCTCATCACCCGGGCGGCCGCTTCCTTCAGGATCTGCTGGCTGGTGATGTTCTTTCGGTTGCCGACCTGTGCCAGTCGGCGCAGCTCCTTACCAAGCACCTCGGCGCGGCGCTCGTTGTGCACGGCGGCCATGGCACGCTCTGCCGCTTCACCGGTCTGACGCGGCCCATGGCGTTCTTCCATGCGGCGCAGCGCCTCCTGTTCTACCAGCTCCTTGCGTGACGGCGCGCCCATGATCGCCTTGATCATTTCGTCGCCGGATTCGAAGCCGAGGATATTGGCGGCCATGTCCAGCGGCAAACCTGCGCGGCTGTGCATGAATGCCATCTTCTGCACGCCTAGCTTTCCGTAACGATCGGCCAGCTCGGCACTGTTCAGCTTGAATGTACCCGGCCTGCCGTCAGGTGAAACGCCGTTGCGCAATGCTGTGCGGGCCACGTATTCAGGCTGAAGATCAACTTCTTCGCCGACCTCGCGCCGGATCACGTCCAGTTGTTCGTTCCACCACTTGGATTGGCGGCGGGTTTCTTCGCGGACGATCTGTTCCTCGACGCTGTCGCGTGCGTCGGCGTGAGCAAGTTCGATGCTGTTCTGGTACTGCGCAAACTCACGCTCCGTCATGCCGGCCACTTCTGCATCCTTGAACAGCGGGAGCGCATCAGATACGCGCTCGGCGTCCTGGATCTGCTCGTCACTGGCCACCAGTCGATCAAACACGCGGCGCACGTCGTCGCTCAGCGTCACATTCAATCGGCTTAGGTGCTTGTAGATGGCGAGCATCCAGCGCTTGAAGCGAGCGAAGGCGCCATTCAGTTCCGGCGCCGGGGCCTTGCCTTCGGCCAGATACGATTCGAAGCCGCGTGCGAACTTCTCATGCTGCTCGGTGGTCAGCGGCGTATCGCCCTCAGCACCAACCCATGAGCGGATCGCGACCACGTCATCCTTGACCTGCTGCGGCGCGCTCTCGGCGCTGGCCAGGTCTTGAATCACTTCCAGATAGTAGTGACCCAGCTCGTGCACCAGCGTTGAAAGGTCCCGCTTCTCGCCAAGGGTGATATTGAACTTTCGATTGGCCTGGCCGCGTGGGCTGAAGGTGATAAAGCCTCGGGCGCTGTCGTCGTTCCCGCCCTGCTCAAGCTGCTGCACGTCGCCAGCCTCTGCCGCTTGCGGGTTGCGCAGTAGGCCCAGCGCTTCTTCGTCGCTCAGCTCGGACAGATTGACGCCAAGTCGGTCGAAGTATTCATGCAACTGGCTATCCGTATCCTGCTTGGTGTCTCCGGAGCGAATGCGCTGAATAGACATGGTTGCGTCGTCGACCGTAACGCGGCGCAATGCCTCTGGCGCCTTACTGCGGATATCCAGCGGGAACTGCTCGTTCAGCTGATCAATGCCCAGCTGATTGCGCTCGGCCAGGTTGGTCAGCGTGTTCAGGTGTAGCGCCGCGTATTGTTCGGCGTCGGCACGGCGGAACCCGGCCTGCACCAGCTGACCGATAAAGTCCTGGCTCGCCTGTTCGCGCACGTCCGGACCTTTGCGGAACTCTTCGGCCAGTTGCGCCAGCTGCTCTTCCTGCTGATCGCTCCAGGCTTTGGCCTCGTCAGCGCTGAAACTGCCGGCGCTGGTGCGAACGCTCTTCGACAGTTGAGCGTCGAAGTCTGCCAAGTAGGTGAGGTAATCGGCACCATTCATCGAAATGTTCCCGCCGCGCACCAATGCATCGCCGAATTGCTCGGTAAGGCCGGGAACCTGCGCCAGGATCGCGGGCAGGTCGATGTCGCCTGACTGGTTTAGGCGTTGAAGTTCGGCCGCCGGAATCCACAGGGTTTCCAGCGGCGTGCCTTCCAACTGTTTGGTGGCGATCTGCTGGAACGTACCCGGGTCGAGCTTGCGCGTCTCGCTGTCCATGGAGGCGGTGGCGGCGGCGCTCAGCGACTGCTGGCCGACACGGGCCTGGCGCGACTTCGATAGGCCGTCAGCCAGGGTGGTGAACATACGTTTGCCGCCGAACGCCATAACATCAGCGCTGGATCCGATAGAGCCGGCGATTCCTTCCAGCAGAACTTCGCCTGCGTCTACCTTACCTTCTGCCGCGAATTGACCTGCAGCCTCGCCAGCGGCCTCGGTTAGGCCTTGCACGGGGAATTGCACTGCAAGGTTCGCCAGTTCGCGCTGGGTATCGGTGAGAGGTCGGCCAAGTGCGCGAGTGGGGGCCAGCAGCTTTCCGGCGAACACCATGCCGAGCGCATCGACCGCTGTAGTGCCAGCGGCCTTGCGAACGGCCTTGTCGCTGGCCGTCTTCATCAGATCATCATCTTGCAGCGCCCGCATCACGGCGGCCGGGTCGTTGAAATCCACACCGGCTTCCCGGATCACGTCGGCCAGCTTTACGTCGAACTCGGTGGCAAAGTTCACGGCAGAGGCCAGGCCAACGCCGCCGAATGCACCAGCAACCAGTGCGGGGGCCGACGACGTTGCAGCGCCAAGCGCGGTGCGCGCGGCAAATCCAGGTGTCAGACCTTCAAGCGTGGCATCGAAGCTGCTCATGCCTTCGCCAGTGTCGAGCACCTGACGCTCAAGGCCGCCAAGTGGGATGCCGATCTTGTCGCTGGTTTGCAGTTGCTGGATTTCGCGCGCAGCCGGTTCGACCGGCATCGCCTCCAGCTCTTTCTGCTGCTCGCCCACTCGGCCAACGAATTCGCCCTGCTGGCTGTTCAGGTTGTCGCGCATGACTTGGCGCTGCTCGGGCGTGCTGCGCAGATACTCGCCGGCAAAACCTCCTGGCTCGCTCGCATCAGCGAAAGGCTTGATGCCTTCCTGAGTCGCGCGGGCAATCTCTGCGTCGACAGCGTCAAAGCTGGCGCCGATCCGCTGCATGTCGCGCGCATCGGAAAGGTTCGCTGACTGCGCCGTGGCGGTCCACTGCTGCTGGATGGCGCCAAGCATCTTTTCGCCCAGGCTCTGCTGGTTGAATCGGGTATCGCTGGCAGCGCCCTCGATGCGGGTGAGTGCGTCCAGATCGTTCTGAGCCACGGCCGACAAGTTGCCGTCGCGCAAGGCGTTGGCGGTCTTTCGGGATGTGTCGTAAATGGTCGCGTATTTGTTGCCCTTCTCAAGCTCTGCCATCCGGTCACGGTGCTGATACAGGGTTGCCGCTGGGATTCCGCTTGAGCGTGCAGTGGCGTTCGCCTTGGCGTACTCGGCCGGCGAAATGGTGGCCACGGTCTTAAGGCTGTTGACGAAGTCGTTGCGCTCGTCGTCGAAGGAATCACGGATTGCCGTGGTCAGCGGCGTAGGCGTCGGCTGTTGCACGGTTTCATCTACAGGGGCCAGTAGTGTCGGAACTTCAAGACTCATTGTGCGGTTACTCCAAGATCAGAAATTCCCTGAACGTACAGGCCAATAATATTTTCCTCGCTTGCCGGTTCGCCACGGCTGCGCAGGGCTCGCACGATCTTCGCACGATCGGCCGGTGGGATGTCTTCAAGGCCGACATCCTTGCCGCGCAGATACGCCTCTTGCATTTGCTCGGGAGCGACCTCCCACAACTTCTGTCCGGTACTGTCTCCGCCAAAGGTTCCGGCACCGCGCAGGCGGACATCGAGCAGCAAGGTGTTGGCGATGTCGCCGGCTTCCTTGGCTGTTGGCTGTCGGCCGTTCGACAGGAAAAATGCATCCTTCTGGCTTTGGTAGGCGGAGCGGAACTGGTTTTGCATCGCAAGGTTTTTCGGCGTGGTCGCCTTGAGCCCGGTTCCGGTGAGAATCCCAGCCTGCTGCATCACGGTCGTCAGCTGATCATTCTCGGCCTTTGTCGCGCGCTGGTCGCTGAAGTCGCCCTGCACGGCCTTCTCCCACGAACCCTTCACGGTCTTGTAATCGGCGTCGTTGAGGAATGGACGGATGTCGCGCTGCAAGCTCAGTTCGCCGAACTGCGGGCCAGGCATCGACAGGAATTCGCGCAACTTCGATTCGTCAGTCTCTGGCTCTGTACCTTTGCGCCTGTGATCGTCGAGCTTCTGCAGCTTGATCCGGTCTTCTGCGCCGATATTGACCATGATCTGCGGCGGGATGGCGTTGTATCCCTGATCCAGAGCAATATCGGCCGCCTGCTCATAGTTGGCCTTGATCACCAGCTGATCGGCCTTATTCAGGTCGTCGATGCGATCCATTGCGTACTTGCGTGTCTGTGGATCTTTGATGACGTTGGCGGCCTGAGTAGCGGCTGCCAGCTTGTTGGCCGACTGAGCCGGGGCTAGCTGGCTGACAATCTTGCCGGTGTAGTTGCGGGTCTCCTTGAATGGGATTTTGTCGATCCACTCCTGCGCTCCGATCTCGCCCGCCCGAGGGTCCCCGTTCTCCTTGATCCACTTATCGACGTTGCCCGGACCGGCGTTGTACGCGGCTACCGCCAGCGTCGAGTCGCCGCCGTAGCGCCCGAGCATCTTGTTCAGGTAGGCGTTCCCCAGCGCCATGTTGTACTGAGGGTCTGAGGTCAGTCGCTCTTCGCTGTACGGAATACCGAGTTCCTTGGCCATTTCCTCGCCTGTCTCCGGCATCAGCTGCATTAGGCCCTTTGCGCCTTTCGGCGATACGGCGGTAGGGTCGCCGCTGCTCTCTGCCTGAATGACGAGATTCGACAGGCCGTTGATGCCCACGGTGCCTGCGTTGTATGCCGCTTCGCCGATCTGGCTGCCGAGCTGCTGGCGCACGCTGTCGCCAAGCAGGCGCGTCACCTTCACCTGATCATCCGGCGTCATGGTGTTGTAAGCCTGGGCGTAGTGGCGCTGCGCGGCAATCGGGTCTTGCTGCATCAGTCGCTGAATCACTGCCGTATTGATGCCGCTGTTGTACTGCAGAACTCGTTCCTGGATCAGCTCAGGGGCGTCGCCATTGCGCTCGCCCTGCATGGCGATCACCCGGGTTCCCTTGTTCTGGTAATAGGCCACCTGCTGAGGGTCGTCGTAATAAGCAACGGCGCCCTGGCTTGCGGCGTTCAGAGTCGCATCTTCAGCCTGCTTGTAATAAACCTGGCGCTCACCGAATTCGTAACGGTTCAGCTCGCCATTGAATCGAGCCTGCTGACTCTGTGCGATCTGCATGAAGCGCTGCCGCTGGCGGTCGTTTGTCAGGCCGTTAGCGATCGTGTCGACCTGCTGCTGGAACTGCGGCAGAGTCTGGTTCGTGATGTCGATAGCGTTCTTCCCCTTCTGGGTGTAAACGCCATTTTCTGGGTTGAAAAGCGTGTTCGTCTGCCACTGGCTAAGGTTGCTTTCGGCCTCCATCAGGGCGGCAGTGTCGGCATCATCCTGGGTCTTCTGCCATATCTGCGTAGCAACCTGCGTAACAGGGCGTGCAAGGTCGGCACCAAGGCTTTGCTCTGGAACTACCTGGACCTGTGGGATGGCGGACGGCCGAGTTCTTGCGCTCGGCCCGCCAACGGTTGGGATCTGTACGGCCATGATTTCCCCTTAAGCGATAGCTTGGTTGTAGTTCAGGCGAGCATTCCCGCCAAGCGCGGCGTTGGTGCCGGTGCCCAGACCACTACCGCTTCCGCCAGAGAACAGGCCGCCAGAAAACGCACTTCCAAGGCCACCAACAACACCACCCAACAGCGAACTCATCATTCCTGTTTTGGCGTTGCTCTTCAGTGTGCTTGCGTTGTTGAAGTTGCTGGTTGCTTGAACCTCATAACCATAAGCCTCTCGGGCGGCGTTGTTGCTGATGATCATTGCGTCAAGCTCACCATACTGGGCGGTGTCCTGCTGTATCAGCGCGTTAGACCCGTCGTCGACCACGCCGCCGTTTCCGGCCATAGCTGCGCGCTGGGTTCCGATAAGATTTTGCGTTTGAACGCGCTGCGTGTCGGCATCAACCACGCCACGATACCTAGCGTCATTGGCCGCCCGATTGAGATAGGCGGCGTTCTGTTTCAATGCCGAAGCCTGAGCAGTGGCGGCGGCGCCCTGTTGCTGGCCCTGCATAACGCCGCCAACAACTGCGGCGGCGAGCGGAATCAAAGCGACCCAGCACATAGTCAGTTACCTCGTCGAGTCATTTGGAATTGTCGGAATAGTAGCTGGTTTGGTCCGTATGGCGTAGGGCTACCCATACTGAAGCCGAGCCATTCAAGCCATCGGATGGCCGCATGGTTGCGCGAATCAACATAGTTGATCAGATGATCATGGCGCTCGAGCATATCGGCGACCAAGGGCTTACAGACGCGCAGAAAAGCTTTGGGATGTCTTTCGATAGCGTTTGTGCTGATCAGCCAAGGTACTCCGATGCCTGCGCCAGGGCTGTAACTGGCGTCACCAAGTGCCGCAAGCGGCGTGTGATCCCATGCGATCACCTTTGGCGCTACGCTGGCCCTTAGTCCGAGCGTAAGCGCTGAGGCGATCGACTGGCCGCATCCCTCTTCAATTTCCATTCGATCAGCTTTGCGCGCCGTTGCCGCGATTATCTCTATGTCAGCCAGAGTCATGCGCCTGACGATGATCATAGCGAGCCACCGGCTTCAATGCGTGGAATGGCGGCAATCACGTTCATTGGCAAAGGGTCGTCTTGGATCATCAGAAATCGTCCAGTATTTTCCCAAGTGTCACTGATGCTTACTTCTGCCATCCCGTTGACCGGCGCTATGCTTCCGTAATTATCGCTGGTCTGGCGCTGTTTCATTTCGAATAGCGCGCTCTCCTTGGTGCCGACCTTGCCGCCTCGGCTATCAAGAACAAGCAACGCGACGCTGGTCACCTGGACTGGCTTATCCAAAAGTGTTTCCTGCCCCGCAACGTTAACCGACAGTGTTTCGGCAAGCGATCGATACGGGAGGCCGATATGCACGATCGCTGAAGGGTCGGGGATGGTGATCGATCCACCAGTGACAACCTGCTGAGGGGCCACGTTCCCATCAGCAAGCACCGAAACTACTTTCCCTTCCAGGTGACCAAGGCCTGAAAATGTATTTCGAGCGAACGCCCACGATCTAAATGGTACTCCCCGGATCTCTTCAGGCACTGTTCCGAGCGGCTGAACTTGCACGGATGTCGTGCTTGTGTAGGAAAGGATCTTGAACCTGAATGGTTCTGAGACTGGATTTGGAACATATTGCAGCATGTCGCCAACATCGCCCGGCGAAAAGATTGTCGCCGTGGCGGCGACTGTTAATGCTTCTGGAGACTGCCACGTAGAGCCGCCAGTTATGGTCAGGCTGTTGATACTGGTGTTCGTTCCGTCATAGACAAGGCCGCAATCTACAAAATGGCTTCTGCTGATGATCGCGGTGTTGTTGTAACGCTCAAGTATTCTGTTCGCAAATCGCTCGACATAGCGCTTTGTAACGCCGCCAATAACCCGCTCAACGCAAGCATATACAGCATCATCACGGCCTTCTGGCACGGAACATACAGAGAGGTATTTTCCGTCTGTATGCTGATGCGACCACCCATTTACATCTTGCTCGGGGATGTAGGTGAAGTTGACCAGGGCACCATCAGACCTTGCCGCCCATATAACGTGGTATGGGATTTTCTGGTAATCCCAATCGACAAGGCTGAAATCCTCGATCAGGTGCGGCGAAAGAATGCTGATAGTGCTTCCGCTGAATCCATCAGCTTGCAAGCTGTAACCGAAAGCCGTTACTTCCCTGCCGCGCTCTTGTGCGTACACAGCGCTGCTGCCGATCAGAAGAGGGCGCAATTGTCCGATGCCGTTGTAGCTCTCGGCACCGCCGTTGATGGTCTTCGCCGTGAAACCTGCTGTAGATCCCTGGATAAGCCATTCAGCGCCATCCGTAAACGGCAGAAGCGACTTCAGTGGCAGCAGATGCATGATCGTGTTGACCTCGTTACTCGCCATGGTCCAGGTGATCGCGTCGTCATCCTTCTGCGGGATTGAGTAGCCGAAATTCATGAACACACCGGTTTTACTGAACCAAAGTGTTTGCGGCTTATTCAGCGTCCCTGCATAAACCAATCTCTGCTGGTAATAGGAAACGGCTCTTGGGTAATTACCTGCGCCGATGAATGGGTCGGTTCCGGTTGGCGGGGTATCCGTTTTGATCGGCGTGATGTTGTTGTCCGTGAAACTTGGGGAATTGGCTCTGCCGATAAATCCATAGATTCCGGCCCCGGCATTGTCCTTGTAAATGTTGTAATAGTTTGCTCCAGGCACGGCAGGCCAAGTGACAGTTGCCTGAACAAGGCTTGCGAAGATCAACAGCACGTTCGAAGTCGCCGGTAGCGATTCTTCGATGGTGTTGCTGCCGTCATCCCTGACCGCCGTTATCTGATATGTCCAGGTCTGCGTATTACCAGTGCCGCCACCGGGCGTTGTAGCCGTTGCGCTTGCAGGGGCAGAAATTCCCGGGACTAGAGAAACGGGCGAAATAGTCCAGTTGTCGTGCGCAAAACGCTTGAGTTTTTGCGGCTTATGATTGACCTGAACCATGTCCATCACATCGCCAGACTGAGTGAAGTTGATTGAGGAAAGTTCATCCCTTGTGTATGGGGTGACCATGGTAAATGGTAGTCCGACATTTGGGCCTGACGAGTTGAGAACCAAGCCACCGTTGCGGTAAACGCGCATGACCAGGTGAGTGAACTCAAGAGCGTACGTGTCGGAATTGTTGAATTTGAAGCGGATCATCCGGGCCACTTCGTTGTTTTGCGTCTGCGCTAAAAAGTAAGATCCGGCCCGGTTTACAAAGCCGCCGTATGGGGTAACGATAAAGTTGCTCAGCTGCCGAAGACCATTTTGATATGCGGCCAGATCAACTCGCCCATATAGCTGAGGGCCAATCTCTCCACGGCTGAAGCTGGTTTGAATGATGCTGGTGGTCATGCGTGCGACTCCGCTTCGTAGATTGAAATTGGCGGGTTGTCCTGCTGCTGTTGGTTAAGGCTTGCCGCCATCGCTATCTGCGTGAATTGTTCGGCAAGCTGCATCATTGTCTGCATCGTTGGCAGATCTTTTTTCAGAGGCACCGCAATCAGTGCGGCGAGCTGGTATGAGAGAGCAAGAGTTACCGGTGACGGAAGGCGCTCGGCCGGCAATCCGCGAGCGATATACAGCAGCTCCGCTTCAGGCATATCTGTAACGATGCTCAGACTTACATCGCCCTGTTCAAGGTCATATGGTATCTCCTGACCCTGCATTGGGTTTCGAGTGCCAGGGATCACGATTCGGATTGCGCGCACACAGTCATTCGGATAGGCGTATCGATAAAGCCAGTTTGTTGGAGGGCTCCCAATATCAGCAAGCTTCACGCTCTTAGTAGCGAAACCCCAGTCGGCAGACTTATAGGACAGTAAGCAGTCCAGCGCTGTCGGATAGAAGGTGCTGCAAACGATCTGCTCCATGCTCTGCTCGGTATCGCTGGCCACCTTTGACGTGCTGCCGACGTGGAACAGGGCCATGTTGTAAATCTCGATCTTGCTCGCCATGGGGCGTCCTCCAGTGGCGCAAATGAAAAGGGGCCTTTCGGCCCCTGTTATGGTAGTGGATTAAGCGTCTGGAAGGGTTGTGTCATCCTGCTCTTCGTCACCATCGGTATCAACAGGCTTCGCACCTCCACCGGTTGGCCCTGGCATTACCGGCTCGCCGCCAGCGTTCAGTCGAAGAGCTTCCTGCTCGGCCAAATCCTTGGCGTTGCCTTCATCCTTCTTGAACACTCGACTGAAGCGCTCGCCATCCTTGTTCACAACAGCCCAGTTGCCGGCCGGTACGTGTTTGACGGTAAAGCCCAGACCGGTTTCCGGTGCCGGAGTGTTTGCTGCCTTCGCCGCTTCCTTCGGCTCCAGCCGCTCCATCCAGTTCGGCGCAAATGCTTCTTCGTCTGGACAGGTAAAGGTGTCATTGACGAATCGCAGCGAGCCGAGAAAACCGGTCTGGATTGCTCGCACCATAAACCCGGTGCCGGTATCTTTCTTGGACATTTCCCCACTCCTTAAGCGGATGGCTGATCAGGTCGATTAAACGACTTTGCTCAGCGAATCAGGATAGGAACGCTCGACCGTCATGCCGTCGACGATCTGCGCGTTGATGATACCGGCGGTCATCGGGCCGGTGGCGACGGTGTAGTTGGCCCGCAGATAGCGACGCAGCTTGGCCGGCAGCGGGATATAAAAGCGAGTGCCGACGGTGAGGTTCGACAAGGCCAGAACCGGCAACGACAGAACGTCGTTGAAGGTGGCGTTATCAGCCGAGTCCTGGAGCGCGATGGCCAGTGTGGCCGCGCCGGCAGCGGTGAAGGTTTGGGGGATGGTAATTTCCAGAAACAGCTGAGTGCCGCCGCCAAGGTCACGACCAATGGCCGGGTTTTTGGTTGCGCCAGCGTCGATCACGTCGGTTGAAACTGCGGTTGCCGTGATCGCCTGGGCGTTCGAAATTTGCAGGTAGCGGTCGATGATGGTCATCTTTTATTTCCTCAATCTTGAAAATCAAAAGGTCAATCCGCCCATTGCTGGGCGGCGCTGAATCAGACCACGCGGGCTTCGTTGGACAGGATCGCGTCCATGCGGCGAACCGGAACGTCGTCGAACATGACCGCTTTTTTGCCGGCCACTTCGCCCATGTTGATGAAAACGTTTTTGCTGTTTTTGATCTGGCGGCGCAGGTACGAGCGAACAACCCGCGGCACGTAGAAGCGCAGAGTGCCGGTGGTTTCGTTCGGCAGCAGTTCCAGCATCTGAACCATGATGTCGACCAGGTCCGGGCCGGTGGCGGCGTCCTTCTTCAGCAGGGTCACATCGATGTTGCAAGCTCGGACCACGTAGCGCCAGTCGCGAACGGTCAGGCCGGCATCCCAGCTGTAGTGGGTGCGATAGCCTTCGTAGCGACCTGGCGGGGTCTGGTTGTCAAAAAGGGTTTCTTCCTTGGTGTCGCCGATTTTCAAGCCGCCGACAGAGCCATCCGGGAAAATGCCGTGAACGGTGGTATCGCCCCACGCGATCAGCCACATCGAGGTATTGGTGGATCCGGTGCCGAGACAGTCGATAATGTTGTCGCCGTTCTCGGCTGCCAGGCTGTTGAAGCGCGGGGCCAAACCGGTGATGCGCTCAGGGTTTACAGCGGCATCGCCGTAAATGATCTGGGTGCCCATGTTCTGCGACATGCCCTCTAGGAAAGCGCGACTTTCCGACATCATGAAGGCTTCCTTGTCCTTCGAGATATCGACCAGTTTTTTATCGATTTCCGAATAGGTTTCCAGCATGCCGGTCTGATCACGGATCTGAACGGTGGTCGACTTCTCAGGCTGAACACCGTAGTTCAGTTTTCGCCAGGTGCCGGTCGGCAGGCCGGATCGAATTGTGGTCTTGTGGCCGGTGCCGTCGTTGCCGGGCATCCATGGGATGTCCTGCAGCATTTCGTTTTGCAGAGAAAGGATCTCGATAATCATCGCGATCTTTTTTCCTGCGTCGGTCCCTTCCTGGCGTTTCGCCAAGTCGGCCAGCGTCAGCGAGACGGTAGAGAGCAGTGCCATGGTTTAAATCCTCTTCACTTTTTGGGGTGGTTTACGGCTTTTTGAACAGGTGGCCAAACATAATGTCTTCGCCACGGCGCTCGGTTACAGCTCCCTCGCCTCCTTGCACGAAGTTGTCGGGTGACATTTTAGAACCAATTGCAACCATCATTTTGAAAAATTCAGGATGCGAGCCGACGCCAGTGTAAGCGATCAGGCTGCGGAACTCTGGCGATCCGAATTGCTGCATGACTTTCGAGGCCATGGCCAGCGATTCGCCGAACTTCTCACCGCCGATGTCTGGCAGGTTTTTGCACTCTTCGGCCAGCTTGGTGTTCAGCGCTACGATTTGCTGCTCAGCTGCAGCCATCTGCTGTTCTGGCGTACCGGCCAGCTTCTGCTGGATGTCGAGGAACTTGCTGAACACTTCCTGCGCCTTGTCCTGAGACAGGCCGAGATCCTTGAAGATTTCGTGGATTTCCGGCATCACCTCGGCGTCGAGTTCAATGCCGTCCGGAGCTTTGAATTCTTCGTAAGCGTCCGGCGCGCCTTCCAGATCCTTGTCGGCGTCATCCTTCGGCTTTTCCGAATTGTCGTCCTTCGGCTTTTCTTCCGATGGCGGCACGTCGTCTTTCACCTCGCCCAGAAGGCTGGATGCTTCAACGTTAGTGGGCGGCGCGTCTGCTGCTGGTGGCGCTGCGTCTGGAGTCGCGGGCGCAGCTTCTGCTGGTGGCGCGCCGTCGCCATGACCACCATCGGCTGGAGCCTCTTCTTGCAGGCAGTGCCGCAGGCGGCCGTGGATAAACATATTCATGATTCGTCACCCATTGAGTCAGTTGTGGTTGCGTCTTCGCGTGCTTCGTCGTTCATCTTCGCGTACTTCTCTGGTGCGTAGACCTCGATCAGTTGCAGCAGCTGAAGGCCTGCCGATCGCCTTCCTGACGATCTTGCCAGCACCAGCTGGTTATCGCTGAAGCCCTCATGAAAAACACCGAACTGGCCGAGCAGATGATGCATCAGGCTTCGACCGGACCGGTGCCCCATCATGTACTGAATGCCTCGCTGCACGCGAATTTCCGCGAGTTTACTGGCAGCGGCCTGTTTGTTCAAAATTTGCTCATCATCCATTCAGGCCGCCTCCCGCCAAAGCACTCAGCGCGGTGTCGCCACCGGTGGGTGTTTCGGACAGCGTCTTGACTCCGTCGACCAGTGCTTTGCCCTGTTCCATCGCCATCTGCTGCTGCTGCATCTGTGCGCGATTCTGGCGGATCGCGGCCACTTCGTCATCGCCTCGCAAGATGGTTGGCGGTGCGCCGATTGCGTCGTAGAACTCGTCCTGCGCCGCGTCGGGGTTGAACTTGTCGCCGGCATCTTGGAACCCGGCCCCCATGAGCATGCCGGTGAACTGTGCTGCACGCTGGATGGATGACGTGGCCACTGCCTTCTGGGCCTGAGCCAGAACGCTGATGTAGCCGACATCCAGAGCCATATCCTGAAGCTCTTCAGGGGGTGGCGGAAGAAGCGGCTCACCTGGCAACAAGCCCATCCAGCGCGGCATTGACTGCTCAACCATGGCGTCAAATGTCAGCGTGATAACGGGGTCAAGCAGCTCTTTCTCGTTGCGCTCGATCACCGGGCCGAGCATGGCAATCTTTTCTTCCTGAAGCTGGGCCACTTCGTACGCTGTCATCGTTGCATCGCGGTTGGTGATCAGAAGAAACAAATCCTCGGAAAACGCTTCGCCGATATCGGTCTCGCACTCGTTGATCTCGGCGCGCAAGTTTCCGATTGCGTTCGGGTCAGGCACATAGGTCGGCTGCATGGCGATGCCGATCAGGTTGTCAGGAACCCAGTTGATGCCGCCCGGGACGATAGATCCTCCGCCAAGCCCCTTCAGACTTACCGGCGCCGTCCGGTTCGGGTTGGCCAGATGCGAGATCAGGCGCATTTTGTCCGACTCAAGCTTCTGCAGCTCTCGAGACTTTGGCAGGGCCTGGTATCCGGGTCCGGTGCCGTAAACGTTGTTGCCGGTAACCAGCCAGCGCGGCGCAGCAATTGGGAAGTGCTTGAACCCGCTACGCCGCAAGATCCCGCAGTTTTCCCCGCCAGAATTCGACTCCCAGTAGGTCGATTTGTAAGGCATGGACAGGTTGTCGACATAGCGCATGTCGGCATCTGGGTTCGGCTCAATCAGGTGGTGCACGGTGATCCGTGAGATATCACCGCGCTCTGCCGCAAGCCTGGCCTGAGCAGAAACGTTATCGGCGCCGAACTTCTGAACCATCTGGCGCGGCGTCATTTGCTCGCAGCGATAGAAGGTGTCGACGTCACCCTGATCATTGGTGTCCAGGCAGTAGCTTCCGCACGGGTAATGAGTGAACCGGATCACTTCGCCCCTGTGCGCGACGCACGACATTGCCGCCGTGCCGTAGATGCCCTGCGAATTGTAAACCTGTTCAAGCGACTCGTAGAGATTGGTTTTCGAAAGCGTGATTCGCAAAGCGCTTTGCACCGCGTAGAGCCATCGGCGCACCGGCATTGTGTCCTTGGCATCCTTTGGGCGGACTACTTCAAACCAAGGCCGAGACTTGCTGGACATGCCGCTGGACATGCCGGCGGAAAGACGCTCGCTGGCGCGGATCGGCTTCGGGTTGTTGATCTTCTGGTCGCGGCGCTCTCCAGAGTTAGTGATATCGCCTTCGAACTGAGCTGAATATGGGGAAATGAACGCACGCAGGTCTTTGTAGACCGGCAGCCACGATTTGTTCCGCTCATTGACGAGTGCGTTCGCCTTCTTCTGTAAACGCTCAAGCTCGGTGTAATGGGCGTTGCCGCCGGTCTTGCCTTTATCGTCCATCAGATTCAGCTCCCGAGCAGGCTTTTCATCGAGGTGGATGCTGGCGCTGCGAGACCCTGGGAGCCGGTCAGGATATTGCCTGACAAGCCAGCGGCAGCGAGCTGGCGTTTCCGCTGTGCGTCTCGCGCAGACATGGTTTCATCGCTGATCGCCACTGGCACTGATTCTGGCGTAACAGCTCCAGTCGAATCGGCGGCGTCCTTTGCGGCTTTTTCTGCGGCTTCGGTCGGAGATAGCGCCCGGTCAGACCCATACAGCAGGTCACCGGCAGGATCAGGCAGGCCAAGCTTTTTCCCGAACTGGTGGCCAAGGTCGAACTTGGCAAGGGTACTTCTGATTTTTTTGCTCATCGATCAATCTCCAAAAAGTGCATAAACAAAAAGATCGCTGCCATCCGGGGCGCCGCGTTTCATCGTCGATTCGTAGCGGTAGCCGATTGCCCGCAAGAATACCTGACTTGCCCTGTCTGTGACTTCGCTGGTTGCCTGTACCCGGTGAAGTCGGTCGGTCACCATCAGATCAAGGATTCTGCTCCGCACAACTCGCGCCAGCTCCTTGCCGTGACCTCTTGCGATTTCGCGGTTCACCAGCGCGCAAGCATCGGCCACCCCCTCCCAAGCCGGAGTGTAGAACGTCACGGCGATCAGCAGGTCATCAAGGTAATAGCTGGTCATGCCGCGACCTACATTTTCGATCTCGCGCAGCCAGAACCCGAAAGGGTCAGCCTCTGCTACCGGCACCAGCGCGGCGTCACCGACCCGGTATGGCTTGGCGATGATCTCAGCTTGCATATGGGTCGAACTCCGTCTGCACGCCGTCGCTGTTGGTGCCCGGCTTGTGTTCACGGCGCATGATCTGCATAGCGAAGGACAGGCAAAGAGCATCCGCATCATCAGGACTCATGCCAAGGCGCTTTTTGATGTCCTTCTTTTTCTCAAGGTGAACGATTTCCTTGGCGTCGGTATTGTAGTTCGGCGCCGTCAGTTCTCTCTCCAGCTCAGGGTCGTCCTCGATGGCCAGTCCGGCGCGCAGGGCTTCGCGCATCTGCCACCACATGTAGGTCCGCATGTTCAGGAACTTTGGGTCCGGAGAACCGCTGCCGAAGTCGATGTCGATCACGCTAGCGTTCGGGCGCAGCTTACGGATCTGGTCGGCCACTGGGCCGCCGACGCCGGTTGAGTCGACAAACACAGCGTCAGGGTTGTGTTCGTCGATCAGTGTGCAGACCTTCATGGCGAATTTGGTGGTGTCGCGGGTTTCGCTGCCAGGGATCTTCAGCTTCTTGATCGATCTGGCATCCATCCCGCGCCGGAATCTGATCACGTTGTTGTCGGCGCCGCCCCGGGCGATGTCGATCGACATCACAAGGCCGTCGTGCATGGTGCTGTAGACCGGGCGCTTGCGTGCCTCGGCTACCCAGTCCTGCGGGATAAGTTGCAATTCGGATGCCCTCGGGAATTCACCGCGCACGCGGATACGGAAGAAGTCGGAGTCCTCGCCAAAGTCTTCGGCCCACTTGGCGATCTCTTTCTTGTTGGTGCCTTCGACGGTGCGGCTGTCGATTTGCCGGCAGATCCACCGGTGGCGGTAGCGGGTGAAGCATTCGGCAAATCGTCCGGTGTTCAGTGTTGGGTTCCCGAACGCGATCCAGATAATTTCGGTGTTCTCGTCCGTCAGCGCGCCCTCTGCCACTTCCCATACCTTGTCAGCGATACCAGAGGCCTCATCGAAGATGAGCAAGATCCGTTTACCCTTGTTGTGCAAGCCTGCGAATGCTTCGGTGTTGTGTTCGCTCCAAGGGATCGCGTCGGCTCGCCAGCTGCGGACGTGTTCGCTGTCGTTGCTGGCCACGGCCGTCGCGGTCGTGTTGAACCAGTCACTGGTGATTGACAGGCGCCGCCACTTTCCGACCTCTGGCCAGGTCTTCGTTCTCAGTTGGTTTTCGGTGGTGGCGGTGACGACAATCTTGCAGTCTTCGCAGGTCGACATGGCCCAATCGATGATCATGCTGATGTCGGCGGACTTTCCGATACCGTGGCCTGAAGCAACCGCGATGCGCAGCGGCTGAAATCTTGTCTCCGGGTTCTGTAGATGCTTGCCGATGATCTGCAGGTTCTCCCGCTGCCAGTCGCGCGGCCCGCGCACCTCGGCCAGTTCCGTGCCCTCCACACCCCACGGGTAGGCGTAATAGGCGAATCCCTCCGGGTCATGCGTAAAGCCCGCCATGTCCTCGATCAGCTCAAGCTCAAGGTCATGGCGGGACATTTCCACAAGGGCTGTCATTTCATTTCTGCCCGGCGCGTGCGTGCAGCCTGTAGACGCTTGGCGATGGCTGCCGTGTCTTCCTCAACCACGCGATCAGCAAAGGCGCCAACCTCAACATGCTTGCCGAGCAGCTCAAGGTTTTTCAGTCTGTCGATCCATTTGATTTTCTTCAGTACACCAATGACCTTGCGCGCATCGCCTTCGCTTTCGAACAGGTCTGCGATCTCTACGCCGTTAAGTGATTGGCGCCAGACCTTCGGCCACTCACTCAGCGCCTTAAGCGACATGTCGTCGTTGAGAATATCGATGATATCCATCTGATCCATGTCATACAGGCGCTGCAGGACGTAATCGGCGTCGACCTGGATGCGCTCGCTGCGTTGCTTTTTGAGCTTGTCGATAAATGTCAGGCACAGCGGGTCGTTCAATAGGCGATATGCCGTTGCGGCAGAGCTACGATCGGAGTAACCGGCGCGGCGCGCGGCAAGCGCTCCCTTCATTCCGGTGTCCGTTATGTAGAATTCGCAGAACAGCCGAGGCCGCCCGGTCGGCTCGCCGGCCTCGTTCTTCTTCTTGCGCTTCGGAAGTGCTTCGTTCATTCCCCATTTCCTTGTGATTAAGCGCTGACCAGAAGGCCGTCCCAGTTGCCCTTCAGGGATTTGCGGAAGTCGAAAGCGTTGGAAATTGTGGCCGCTGTAGCGCCGCCGTTGGTGTAGCGCACGACATAGCTGGTATTTGGCTTCAGGTAAATTCGGCTGTCATCGCCCGGAATACTGACCGAGGCTTGTCCGGTTCCGACGCTGGCTCGGTAAGTGTTGCCAGTCAATGCTGCGCCGAGCGCACCAGGGGTAACACCTTGCTTGATCGTTGCCGGCGGAGGCGCCGTGATTGCGAGTTGGCGGTTAAGTAGGCGAGGATCGGTTCCGGCGGAGAAGGTTGCTTCGAACAGCTCGACGGTCAATATTGACTCGCTGCTGCTGTAACTGCGCTGGAGAATTGCCAAGCCATCGGCGCCCGTGGTGATGCCGGTATACGCCAAGCCAGCGGCGGCGATTCCCGCAAAGCTCATTTCCGCGCGGAAGATCAAGCCAGCGGCGATCACATATTCGTCGAATGTCATGGACGGGGTAGGCATTACGGTTTCTCCTTGTAGGGACATGTGGCACAGCGGATTCGATTGACAGTGTACGCCCGGATATGGGGCCAGATGGTTTTCATCCACCAGTGGCGAACGCCAATCGCGGCAAGGGAGCAGAATAGGACGGCGTCGGCGACCTGTGAGTTTGGGCGGCTCAACTCACCAAGGGCGGCTAGGACGAGGAACAAATAGAGGAATTTCCCGACGATCCCGTCACTGACCCTTCGGGATATCAGACACCAGACTGCGTGGACCATGACGATGACAACGGCATAAACGCCAATGCTGACCATTAGTTACCACCTCCAAACCGTGATTTGATGAGGGCAACAAGGTCGATGGACTTTACCGCCCGTATACCAGCGGAGAGCAGAGAGCCACCGAAAGCCCCTAATAGGAACCCAACACTGCCGGCCAGTTCCGGAATGATGCTCCACTTGTACACGGCCAGCGGCGTCGCGAAGTAGGAGCAGGCCACTCCACAGAAGAGAAAGAACAGCTTTCCCTGCCAGGTCGTCAGCTCCTTTTCAATGGGAAGAACAACGATCGCCCCCACAAGCCCGGCCAATGCCAGCTTCGTATCGTCCCACATGCTCATAGG